TGCAACAACATTGTGACATAATTGCCACACCCAGGATATCGCATAGCAGGTATGCAAATATACCTATGCTGTCTATAACGTACACAGAGCGTCACTGGTGCGGATAAGGTAGTTTAGGCTGTACGGGTAGCCTAGACATGCCAGAAGGCCACTCACAGGCGATCCTAGGCCATGCAATAGGCGCATACCTGGCTTGCAAACTTAGCATGTCTTGGTGTCCGCATTTATGGTAAGACGGGCTTTCTATTGTTTCAATGTGAAAGGCTAAGAGAGATGAAAGTCAAAGACGCTCTAAACTACGGTAAGATATCCACAGGTAACTCTAAAATGCCCGGAACCACATACGCCATCGATGCGTTCGCGTGTAACACTGGTTCAAAGCTGGCACAGATCGAAGGCACGCCGTGTCACTCGTGCTACGCCCGCAAGCTACAGAAGCTACGCCCAAGCGTAAACCAAGGCTGGAAGGCTAACTTGGCCAAATGGGAAGCAAGTGATCCCAAGGAGTGGATCGCCAGCATGGTATTTCAGATCGAACGCTATAACGTCGACGGGTATCACCGCTGGTTTGATAGCGGCGATCTACAATCGCTGGACATGTTAGACGCTATCGCAGAGGTCGCACGCATGACGCCAAGCGTTCGCCATTGGCTCCCTACGCAAGAACGTAAGCTTGTCTCTGATTGGTTAAAGCTTGGCAACACATTGCCTGATAACCTTAACCCTCGCGTATCGGCCGCCAAGCTCAACGGAGACAAACCCAAGGGCATAAACGGTTCGCAAGTCTACACAAAAGGGCAAGCGCCCAAGGGCTACGCGTGTCCCGCCCGCACACAGGGCAACAATTGCGGCGATTGTCGCGCTTGTTGGTCGCGCAATGTGCCATTAATCAGCTATCCGAAACACTAAGAGAGAAAGACAAACAATGAATTGCACCCGTTGCCACAATGGCCCCATTGAGTTTATATATCGTATCAATTGGTCCGATATACACTATTGCCCACAGTGTAACCTTGAGCACACCGTTGACATAAGACGAGCTACAGAATTGATAGACACTAACACAAGAGAAATAGAAAGGTTCGGAGAATGAACAAAGAACAAGCAAAGAAGTTAACGGACAGAGAATTGTCCTTTGCTTTGCAAGACATAAACAATACTTCCAGACTACATGACCACGGTACGCCCTATTATGATAAGCTTTTGTCTGACTATGATCTAGTCATTGAGGAAATGGGTCGCAGGTGTGCCATTGAGTACCGTAGGAGGTACCAAAAATAAGTTAAAATATTTTTTGTCGCACCCCTTGAAATTCTAAATGAGCGTACTATATACAATATTGTACTCTCTTAGAGTACTCTACAATAGGGTATCTTACTCTATACGATACAATATTGTATCAATAAGAGGTGAAAATGAACACGCTGAAGATACAAACGACAGACCAAGAACTTCACGACGCCTACTTGTTCATGGACAAGGGCAGAGGTAAACAGGTGAGCATACGCCGTGATCAATTGGTACACCTTGCGCTGGACCATACTGCCATGGTCCGGGCATTGGAGAAACTAGGCGTTCGAGTAGTAGCATCTGATTCCAACACATACGGAGAAACGAAATGACGCAGAAAAAGAAAATCCTCGTTCACCTTGAATCTGGCCGGTCAATCAGCCCCCTTAAGGCACTTGGTCTGTACGGGTGCTATCGATTGGCCAGCAGGATTAATGATCTTCGCAATGATGGTCACAGTATTGAAACCATGATCCAGACGGACGGCACTGGTCGCAATTACGCCCAGTACAAGCTGGTCTCATAACGTGAGGTGCGCTATCTGTGACGCACCATTGCCGCCTACACAGCCATTAGAGAACGACCTGTGCAGCGAGTGTGGCCACCATGTGCGGAGAGCCTTGGGTCAGACTGACCCCATTGAGACACTATTGAAAGAGGACGAAGAATGAACATTTTTGCCAGCATACTTGCAATCTTCCTAGGGCGTGCTATCTTAATAGAACAGAAATTGAAAGGTGAAAAATGAATAAATATCAGTGGAACTACTCAACAGATGCCAAATATGCGATGTCATTGGAGCAATACGTCCTGAAATTGTGCGACGAGATTTGCGACCCGGTGGAGCACCTCGAAGAGTGCGACGGGGACATGATGATGTCGGAATATCGCAAACTGGTTAGCGGCGCGTGGCATTTAAGGCACCTAGTGAAACAGATCAACGAAGAGGAACTGTAGCCATGAAGCGCGATGAAATCCTCGTTACAGCCGGACAGCTTATCAATGGTGACAGGAAAGAGGACTACGGTGACGCATACCTGAACCATATGCGCATCGCAGAGTTCTGGAACAATTACCTAGACCATGAGATCAAGCTGACGCCCACCGACGTGGCAATGATGATGATGCTGGTGAAGATCGCCAGGTGCATCCATGCGTACAAGGACGACAGTTTCATAGACATGTGCGGCTATGCCGCCTTAGCCGGAGAAATGTCAAATGCAGATATTAAGCGTCCTGACTGGGGCTGATGTGATTAAGATATCTATCACCAGCCTGGTATTTTTAGCGGCAGCATATTACATATGGAAAGGTTAATCATGGACAAGTTTACAGAGTCGGAATATTTCAACCACCTATATAAAGAGGGTCTGTCCCCCGCCGTGATAAAATACTTTGAGGAGATGGCAGAACTCAACAAGCGAAGTATGACGTACTTTATGATCATGGCCTTGGAAGAGCTTAAGATGTACCTAGACCAGCAACCATACTACACTGTAGACCTAGAAGACGACGAAACGGAGACACAACACTGATGGATCAAATTGAGTCCACTGCGATCAAAACGCACCAGCCGTGTCAAAGCTGCGGCAGCAGTGATGCCCTGAGCATCTACGATGACGGACATACCTACTGCTTTAGCTGCGAAGAGACACTCAGAGAGGTCAATGAAGTGGAAAACATAGACGATTACCGACCGACCAAGCCTGACACCCCATGGTCAGAGCGCAGGATCAGCAAGGCTGTGACTGATTTCTACGGTGTTACGGTGAGCGACATTGCCGTGATGTTTCCATACCACACCCCCGACGGCATGAGAGCAGCTGAGAAGACAAGACGGGTAGGCAAGATATTTTCAACCAACGGAGACTTCAAAAATTGCACGCTATTTGGGACGCATACACTGAGCAAGTCACTGGGGACTAAGTCCAGCACACTGATCGTCACAGAGGGTGAAGCAGACGCCTTGGCAGCGTTCCAGATGGCCAACTCTGTCCAGCCCACTGCCACTGAGATCAGCAAGAGGTCCAACGCAATCGTACACGCCCTGAGCTTGAAGAGCGGACAGGCAAGTGCTGAGCGCGACTTCAAGAACAACCTAGAGCTACTGGAAAGCTTCGACCGGGTTTTCATATGCTTCGACAACGAGCCAAAGGCACAAGAACAGGCAGAGAGGTGTGCCAAGCTGCTCAAACCGGGCAAGGCATTTATCGTTGAGCTTGAGCACAAGGATGCTTGTACCTACAGTTCGCGCAGCATGGAGCGGGAGTTCCTAGGTCACCTTAAGAACGCCACGTGCTACACCCCTAGTGGTATCAGGAATGCCGCCTCAGACTTCGATGGTCTTTGGTCTGAACAGAACCTGCGTTCCATAGACTTCCCGTTCCCTGCCCTACAGAACAAGACGCTGGGCGTAAGGTCCAGGGAGATCGTCACATGGGCAGCAGGGACAGGCGTGGGCAAGTCCAGCTTGCTCAGGGAGCTTCAGCACCACTACCTGAAGGAAACGGACGTTAGCATAGGTATCATTGCCTTGGAAGAGTCCGTTGACCGTACCCGGAGAGGCATTTTGGCGGTTGAAGCAAGTGATAGACTACACCTCAACGAAGTATTCGAGAAGTATTCGAAAGAACAGATTAAGGAATACTTTGACACTACTTTAGGCACCGGCAGGGTCTTTATCTACGACCATTTCGGTAGCCTAGAGATGGAAGACCTGATCAACCGTGTCCGTTACATGGTGGTTGGTCTAGATTGCAAGGTCATCTTCATCGACCACCTGAGCATCTTGGTCAGTGGTCTTGATATCAACGACGAACGGAAGGCCATAGACCGTACCATGACTTTGCTCCGCCAGTTGACTGAGGAAACAGGCTGTGCGATACACTTGGTCACCCATCTGCGTAGGCTAGGATCAGACCGTAGCCACGAAGAGGGCATGGAGGTTAATCTTGGACACCTTAGAGGATCACATGGCATTGCACAGATCAGCGACACAGTGGTGAGCATGGAGAGAGACACACAGAGCGACGATCCGATAGAGTGTAATACTACCACCCTGAGAGTGCTCAAGTGTCGTTATACGGGTGACACGGGGGCTTGTGACAGGCTACTGTACGACAAAGCTACCGGACGACTCACAACATTGAAGGAGAACTTTTAGTGGCCAAGAAGATGCAGAACAGCACCTACAATCCTAGGACAAAGGTGCGGCGCAGGAACAGGGCAAGACCTCTGAACCACCAGAAGACAACGGGCAAGCGGTCAGTATTTGCAGGACAGAAGAGCAGAAAGAGAGGACAGGGATGATACAGGTAGCACTCTTAAATCAGATGGGAGACGACCTGAGCGTCGTCAACGCAGCACGGGTGAGCTTCGACAAGGTTCACCTTGAGATGGAACCAAGCGACGAGAAGCTGATAAAGTACTTGGCAGATCATAACCACTGGTCCCCTTTTGCCCATACTAGTTTGCAATTCCATATCAGAGCGCCTATCTTCGTAGCTAGGCAGCTTGCCAAGCACCAAGTAGGCCTGGTATGGAACGAGGTGAGCCGTAGGTATGTTAGCGACATCCCAGACACATGGAAACCTGAGATGTGGCGCAAAGCGGCTGACGATAAGAAGCAAGGCTCTATGGAAGAACCTGTCCAGAGTGAGTCTCTCATTTCCAAGATGTACGCAGAGGTTATGATCCACTGCCTGAACACATATGAAATCATGATTGACTCTGGCGTTTGCCCTGAGCAAGCTCGTGCTGTTCTTCCTCAAAGCACATACACAGAATGGTACTGGACCGGATCGCTGTATGCGTTCAGCCGTGTCTGTAAGCTCAGGCTTGCCAAGGATGCACAAGCAGAGACACGGCAGGTAGCAGATCAGATATCGGAACGTTGTAAGATTAACTTCCCCATCAGTTGGAGACACCTGTGCGGGTAGTCGTATTAGACATAGAGACAGACGCTATTGATGCCACTGTGATCCACTGTGTGGTCACCTTGGAGGACAACGATATGCGTGTCTGGACCAGCCATGTAGGCTTGTCTAACTACTTAGAAGACGCTACTGTGGTTGCACATAACGGGCTAAGCTTTGACTTCCCGGTACTAGCCAAGCTTTGGGGTGTAAGGTTGAAATTCGATCAGATGGTTGACACACTTGTCCTCTCAATGCTCGACAAACCAGACCGGGAAAAAGGACACAGCCTGAAAGCTTGGGGTATACGGCTCGGAGAACACAAACAGGAGTTCGATGAAGACTTCACCCGCTACACTCCCAAGATGCTAGAGTACTGCAAGCAGGACGTTGTGGTATGTAGTAAAGTCTACCGTGTTTTGTCTGATCAGATGAAAGAGTTCAGTGAGCAATCTATCAGAGATGAACATCGTATGCGTATAGTTGCAGATCGCGTGAGCAAAAACGGGTTCAGGTTAAACCTCGCCAAAGCCATAGAACTACATAACAAGATACAAATTGAGCAAGACCGCATCAGCGCAGAGTGCATATCAATGTTCCCGCCTATTGTCGAAGAAAGGCACTCTGAAAAGACGGGAAAGCGTTTGAAGGATAAGATAACCGAGTTCAATCCTTCCAGTAGGCAACAGATAGCCCAGCGTTTGCTTGAGCTAGGCTGGAAACCTACTGATCTTACGCCTAGTGGTAAACCGAAAGTAGACGAAAAGACACTACAAAATTCTGATCTGCCGGTGGCGCAGAAGCTTGCTAGATACTTTCTACTTCAGAAACGATCCGCTTTGCTCAAGGCATGGATCAAGGCTTCCTCGGCGGAAAGCAGAGTGCATTGCAGGTATCGCACCCTGGGTGCTGTTACAAATCGTATGAGTTGTGTTAGCCCTAACCTGCAACAAGTTCCTGCGGTGCGTTCAGAGTATGGCACAGAGTGCAGATCACTGTGGGAAGCTGGGACAGGGAATGTACTAATAGACACAGACGCTGCTGGGCTTGAGCTACGTGTCTTGGCCCATTACATGAACGACCCTAAATTTACAAAGGAGGTACTAGAAGGTGACGTACACACAGCTAATCAACAAATGGCTGGTCTGGAGAATAGAGCGCAAGCTAAGACGTTCATCTACGCGCTTCTCTATGGAGCGGGAGACGCTAAAATCGGGAGTGTTATTAACGGATCGGCCAAGGACGGTGCGGAACTACGTGAGAGATTTATGGCGAACATGCCGTCGTATAGGCGGTTGTCCGAAGCGGTGATGCGTAAAGGCCAGAGCCAAGGTAAGCTCATAGCCTTAGACGGCAGGGTTCTTAGAGTACGCTCAGCCCACGCATCGCTGAACACATTGATCCAAGGTAGTTCTGCGGTGCTGATGAAGAAGTGGTTTATGTACGTGGACTACCACCTGAGAAGGAGAAAACTAGATGCCAAGATCGTAGCAATGGTGCATGACGAATTAGTTTTAGAAACATCAGAAAAAGATGTTGATCATGCCAAGGACTGTGTTATACTATCTATACGTCAGGTCAACAAGGCATACAAACTGAACTGCGAACTAGACTGCGACGTTCAAACTGGAAACAACTGGAGCGAGATACACTAATGGCTAACTCATTTACATACCTTGAAGGCACAATGTTCTTCCCTTTCATCTTCGACAAGATGGACAAGTTTGACCGCTACAGTGTGGCGCTTGGTCTTGAAGGTGATCAGGTCAAGAACGCCAAGAGCATTGGCCTCACTATTAAACAGGACGCTAACAAAATGGACGGCATGGCCTATGTACAGCTTAAGAGCAACTACAAGCCACTACTGCTCGACGCAGAGGGTAACGACTACGGTGGTCCTACTATGCTTGCGAATGGTAGCAAGGCCGTGGTAAAGGTCAGCCAGCGCCCCTATAACAACAGCTTTGGTACAGGTACTACCACCTTTATGAACGCTGTGAAGATCACTGACCCTGTAGAGTACGTCCCAGAGGGTAAGGGCTTTGACGAGAAGCCAAAGGCTGGATCGGTGGACGATCTTAACGACGACGTTCCGTTCTAAGTGGGAGCGCCCAAGTACGGGCATTGGGATGTTAGTCTGGTAGGCAGATTCAATCCGGGAGATCATTTTGGATTTGTCTACCAGATTACCCACAAAGAGTCCGGTAAGAGTTATATAGGTTGCAAGCACCTGTATAGATATAAGAAGACAAAGAGAACAACGGAGAGTAATTGGAAATACTACTGT